AAATCAGTATCAGCAGGACTAGCACTTGTAGCTGTTGAATTTAATATCGGAGTGTCATCAAGAAATACATCTTTTAAACTTGCATTGTCATATGCAGTTGTTCCTTTCGTAAGACCTTCTTTTGATGCACTTGCAAAACCTTCTATCTCTCCTTCAGATATTAAATCTTGAACAGTAGCAAAACTTCTACTATGTAAAGTATCAGGAGCACGATAAGGAGGTGGGGGTGGGGCAGGTGGACCTCCAGATCCTCTAATAAGTTTAGTTTCGTCTGTCATGCTTCTACCTGATTAGTGTCAATCGCTGCACTTATTACAACACTTCCTGTAAATATTTCACCATAAACTATTGGAACGGGAGTACCTGCTCTTGATGTGTTTTGTACCCCACTAAAGCTAAAAGATAATTGTGGATCTTCTTCTGAATTAAATTTTTGTGGTTCTGGTAATGGAAATAATAAATCAGAAACTCCTTGCAATACTAAAGAAGCACCAACATATACTAAACCTTTAGCTAATTTACCTGCTGATGCAAAACCAAACCCTGTTGATATACCTTCTTTTAAAACTAATCCATTAGGAACAAGAAAAGCAGCACCTATCAATGCAGCACCTAATAATATTTTTCCAAACCCTCTACCAGCACCACTAATAGCAGGAATAAAATGTATATCTTCCTGCCCTACAGGATATCCTAATTCACTTTCATCAATGTCATAATTACCAACTTTTACCTGATAATATTTTGGACCCATAAAACGCTCCACTTCTGGAAAATTATGTATTAAAAAACTTACAGCCTGAGAAACACTATTAACTTTTATCTCGAACTCTTTATGTCCGATAAATTCTGCTAATTGTCCATATAACTTTAATTTACGAAGCATAGCGATACCTCTTTCCTGTACATTTTAGCAACCATTCAGAGTAAGGCTCTCTACAAGATAGTCTATCGGTCAAATGATGAATAACATCACCTTCAAAAAATAATGCTACATGATTTAAAGTTGGATGCAAAATACTCATCAATAAAACATCTCCATCTTGTAATTTTTCATCAGGTCTAAGTTCTCTAAAATTAGTTCGCCATGCACAATCTTCAAACAAAGGTTTATTATTAAATTCTTCTAAAGTCATAGGTCTTTCCCAATCTCTAAGTTCAATATTTCTTTCTTCTTTATACCAATCTCTTACTAAACTCCAACAATCAGTTATACCCCAAACCCATTGCCGACCTAATAAAGGTGGCTTGTATCCACAGGGTTCTAAATATGCCCATTGTTCTGTTTTAGGATTAACAATATGCCACGGTAAATTACTATCTTCACAACTAATTTTATCTGCCTGACTAGGATTTGGTGGGGTGATGGGGTGACTATGAACAACACCAACAATCTCTCCTGTATTATCTGCTTTTACATAATCTTCTGGGTCAATAATAAAACATTGATGTTCTGTCATTGAAAGATTACGACAAGGATAATATCTTTCCTTACCTTTTATATTTAACAATAAACCACAAGATTCTTTTGGGTCTTCACGTTTAGCATGAAGTAGTGCTTTATATTTCCAACTCATTGAACAAACGTACCGATAGAAGGAAAGATTGAACGAGTGGCTTGACGACCTGGGATACGAACTCCAGCAAGATCTGTTGGTGCAGCAAGTTCAAATTCAACAATCTCTCTAGTTTCTGTTGCTTTACGATCTATTGAATATACCTCTTGCGGAAACTCAGCAGTGGGATCAGCAGTTGCATTTACTCCGTCAGCAAAATTAACAGCATCAATAAATTTAGCTAATGTTCTAATTCTTGTAACAGTAGCTCCTGTAAGATCATTACCAGCAGTTGTTTCATTAACAGATAGAAGTATTGATGAAATTAATCCTGTGGCATTACTGATAGCTATTTTAGGTCTAGGTAACTGTCCTTTTTGGAAAGCAAAACCTGATGCTTGGACAGGGAATCTAAGATATTCATTCGTAGCCCAAACTATTTTTCCATTTGCATTTAAGTTGCTTCCAGCATGAAATCTATAAATAGTATTAGCACCATGTAATGCAGTAGATAACTGAAGAGTAAATAACTCAATAATTGCTGATGGATTAATAGATTGTAAATTACTAAATACTGCTGAATTTACTGACATTATGATCCAGGTTCAAATACTTCTCTAAAAGTTGCTTGAATAGTAGCCCTATTGTTATATGGTATTGATTTACTCCAATTTTCGCAAACAAATTCAGAAGATGAACTTTCTCCAGGTGGGGTAAAAGTAAAGCTATCACTATCGTTTGCTCTAGCATCTAAAAATGTTTCTATCTCATCTGATTCTGTTTCTGAAACATTAAAAGTAAATTGAAAAACTTTTGGATTCTGATGTTGAGCCAATCCAAATAAAATTCTATGTTCATAACCATCGGCAAAACGAACAGTACGAGTTAATGGTGCTGATCTTTTTTGTTGTCCATAAGTAGGTTTTATTGAAGGAAATGTAGTCATTATGCAAGTAATCCTCCTGGTCTTTGTTGCTGTATTATTTCAGATTGTACTGCAACTGAGATAAGACGACCAAGTTCTCTACCTTGATCTTCGTCACCCTGCACATTAGAACCAGAAGCATCTACGTTTACAACTATATTTGTACCACCCATGGCATGATTTGGTGTAATAGTTCCAGATACACCTGGGCTAAATAATTCTGGTCCTCGTTCTCCTACTAAATAACTACCACCTCCCATTACAGGCCCACCACTAGCTCTTCTACCAAACATTCCTGATCCTCGAACATTAGGTGTTGATCTATCTATAGTAGATATTCCAAAAGATCCTGGTAACAAAAGATCACCACTAGGAATACCAGTAGCAGCAACACTTGTATTTGTAGCTCTCGATAAAGGATTTCCTAATGGACCAAGACCCATAAAACTTTTGAATATACCAAAAATACCTGATCTTATTTGTGCAGCTAACATTTGTGCAGCCATATCTAAGAAATGATCTGCTGTACGTTGAAAAAGATTTCTTAATGCTTGTTGTGCTGTCATAGAACCACTAACAATTCCCTTAAATGATTCAGAAAAACTATCTCCAATACTTTTACCAAGAGCATCAACTTGAAAAAGAACATCTGATAATCTTTCCATTTCATCAATAGGTGCTCTCATTATTGCTAATTTTTCTTGTTGTTCTAATCTTCTTGTTTGTAATTCTAAAATAGTTCTTGCATTATTAATTTCTTGTTGAACTCTTAACTCATCTTCTGCTCTTTGTTCTTTTCTTATTTTTCTTAAACGACCTTCTGCTCCTACCCTTTCTTTAATTTGCATATTTAATTCTTTATTCTTTTTTACAGTTAGTTCTAAAATTTTATTTTCTGCTGCTCTTGCTCCTTGTGTATCAAGAATTTGTAATATAAGTCCTGCCTGTTCAAAACCTAAACTTTTTGTTATTTCATCCATTTGATCTAATATCGAAGCACTATCTTTGAAACTGGCAAGCATATTGAAAGTAGCTTCATCACCAAATACTTTTATTAAAGAAATACGAGCAGCAGCACCAAATTGTTCAAATGCTTTAAGTGCTTCTAATGCTTCTTCTTTAGTCATTCTCATTGATTCTGCAAATTCATTAACTTGTCCTGCGGTAAAACGAGATTGACCACCAGTTGCAGCTATTGATCTGTTTAAATCCTCTATAGCTTTATTAAATTCTCTAGCTTTTTCTATCTGAGCAGCAATTGCAGTAGCAGCAATAGAAGCAGCAAAACCACCTCCAGGTGCAAGTGCTCCTCCAGCACCACCAGCTACAGCACCAAATACAGAACTTAAGCCACCAGCACCGAATAGAGCAGGGAAACCTCCACCAATCAATGCACTACCAACACCACCTTTTAGTCGACCCATTGCACCACCCTGCATAGCAAAAGGTCCACCAGTTGCATTTTTACCAAAACCTAATCTGTTTTGTATTGGTAATCGAGGACCAATTTGACCTCCTGATATTCCAAAATCACCACCAGGCAATGCAGTAAAAGCACCAGAAGCCTGTTGTGTTTGAA